ATAAACCATCTGCAATCCTAAACTCAGATAGAATTATTTTAAATTCAAAATCTGATTACATTATACTTAGTGGTGCTAAATCTGTAAATATCGCAACGCCGGCATGGGCAATGGATATGGATAAGATGTTTACAATCTTAGAAGGGTTGATTCAACAATTGGCAGATTTAACATCAGGAACTGCAACATTTGCAACAGGTGTTGGGCCAACAGGCCCCGCAACAAATGTAGCCCAAGTTCAACAATTACTAACCGAATTAAAACAAATGGCTCAATAATATGGCGGTACTTTGGCCTGGATTTCAAGCAACAGTAGCACCTTACTTAGATGCTCCAATCGAAAAAACAGAATCGGATACTGCTAAAGTTATTGCGGATGCGTATGGGGTTGCTGTAGCTACTGCTATGATATCTTTAATTCCAGGTTCAACTATTATATCAGCTCCACCAACAACTGGAATTGAAAACGCAATATTAGATACATTTAATCAAATAAAAGATTCAGAAGGGCCACCAACACCACTAATGTTTTTAGGATGGGCAACTGAAACAGTTTCGTATTGGGCAGCAGTTCAATGGAATCCCTTACCACCACCACCTGGTTATGTATCACCAACGACAGGTGTTACTGTATTGTCAGGTGGAACTCCATCACCATTAGATGTGGGTTTATGGGGTGCGTTTAACAATCCACCATCACCAGCACCAATGGGTAATATTATATGTGGTAAACTAATAGCAGCATTTACAACACATCTATTAACTGTAAGTGGGTTATATAATGGGTTAATTCCTGCAGCACCATCACCAGTACCAGGCCCACCATTCCCTTGGGTTGGGGTAGTGTAAAACTAAACATTTTAATATTTATATAAAAACATAATATTATGAAGGCAAAACAATTAGCAGATTTATTAGAAGTAATAGTAAGAAAAGTTGTTAGGGAAGAACTTAAACCAATCTTAAAAGAGATTAAACAAAGTTCTAAACCTGTAATTAAAGAAAATAAAGTTAAAGAAATAACCAAACCATTTGACCCGCTAGATGTTTCTGATGTATTGGAAACTGAACGAATACGAAAACAAACACCAAAAATGAAGTTCTCACAAAATTCTATGTTAAACGAAATGTTAAACGAAACTGCCGATAGTGGTGAGTGGAGAACTATGGATAGTACATTTGGCGCTAATCAAGCACAAGGGTTCAACCGACAAGCTATGGCTGAACAATTGGGGTATGGTAATGGTGTACCAACTGCTCAAAGTATGATGCCAACTGTAGACCCAGATGGTAAACCTTTAAATGTAAACATTGAAGGAACTGCAGTTGGGGATGCTCTAACAAAAGATTATTCTAAGTTGATGAAAACTATCAACGCTAAAAAAGGTAAATGATAAATGGCTGAAAGAAAAGAATACTTTTATAATCCAATTGATTTAGAAAAGGATATTGCAGTTGGAATTACTTTGCCTTTTGGTAAGAATAAAGGATTGTTTTCTTTAAGTTATACAACTGAAGAACAAGCAATATCTAATTTAAAAAATCTTTTATTAACCAGAAAGGGTGAAAGATTATTTCAACCTGAATTTGGTTCATCTGTATATTCTCTTCTATTTGAACAAATGAATGAAAGTTTATCAACTCAAATGGATGAACAACTGAGAGAAGATATTGGATTTTGGCTACCATATATAGTAATTGATGATTTGATAATTCAACCTAATTATGATAGAAATTATGTTGGTATTGAATTAAAATATAGAGTTACTGAACAAGGTTCAAATCAACAAATAATTATGTTTGTAGATTCAGCAGGTTCTGCTACAATACAATAAGGAAATTAAATGGCAAAGGCAAACAGAACAGATTTAGTACAAAAAGATGTATCTTTAGTTGGAAAAGATTTTGGTGAATTAAGAAAAAACTTAATTGATTTCGCTAAAAACTATTTTCCAAATACATACAATGATTTTAACGAATCATCACCTGGTATGATGTTTATTGAGATGGCATCTTATGTTGGGGATGTTCTTTCATTTTATACTGATACTCAATTAAGAGAATCCTTATTAACTAATGCAGAAGAAAAGGTAAACTTATTTAACCTTGCGGCAGCATATGGATACAAACCAAAGAATGTTGTTCCTGCATCTGTAACATTAGATGTGTTCCAATTAGTTCCTGCTAAGGGTAGTGGTGATGATGTAGTACCTGATTTTGATTACGCTCTTAAAATACAAAGAGGAATGCAAGTTGGTTCTGATGAATTTAGTAATGTACAATTCAATACAACTACAGATGTTGACTTTGAATTCTCATCATCATTTAATCCAACAGAAGTTTCAGTTTATCAAATTGATGAAAACACAAATGAACCAATTTATTACTTACTAAAGAAACAAGTAAAAGCAACATCGGGTACAATTAAAACTAGAACATTTACATTTGGTTCACCTAAGATATATGATAAGATTAGAATCCAAGATGATAACATCATTAAAATAAAATCAATTACAGATGAAGATGGTGATACTTGGACTGAAGTTCCATTCTTAGCACAAGATACTGTATTTGAACAAATAGAAAACAATGAAGATAATGGTGATGATTTATCACAATATAGTGGAGAAGCTCCATACCTATTAGAATTAAATAGAGTTCCAAAAAGATTTATTACAAGATTTGAAAATGAAGGTAATTTAGTAATTCAGTTTGGGGCAGGTATATCATCAAATGCTGATGAAGAAATTATTCCAAATCCAGATAATGTAGGTTCAGCATTATATACAGCAAACGCATCATTAGACCAAGGTTTAGACCCATCAAACTTCTTATATACAAAAACATATGGAGTTGCTCCATCAAATACAACTCTAACAGTTGAATATACAGTTGGTAATGGTATTCAAGATAATGTACCTGCTAAAGATTTAATTAAAATTATTGGTAGAACATTTGAAAATGATAATACACTTAATCTAAATCAAGATACATTAAGGTTTGTTCAAAATTCATTAGCGGTTACAAATCCAAACCCAGCGGTTGGTGGTAGAAGTAAAGAATCAGATGATGAAATTCGTAACAATGCAATGGCATACTTTGCAGCTCAAAACAGAACTGTAAGTAGAGAAGATTACATTATGAGATGTTATGCATTACCACCACAATTTGGTTCGGTAGCAAAAGCATACATAGTTCAAGATTATCAAATTGAAACAAAAAATAAAAATAACGAAACTATTTCATCTGAAATTCCAAATCCATTAGCATTAAATCTATACACATTGGGGTATGATAATCAGAAGAAATTAACTCAACTGAATCCTGCAACAAAAAACAATCTTAGAAATTACATTTCATATTATAGATTATTAACAGATGCGGTAAACATTAAAGATGCGTTTATAGTGAACATAGCTATCAATTTTGATATTGTTGTTTTACCAGATTATAATTCAAACGAAGTTCTTTTGAGATGTTTAGATACATTAAAAGATTACTTTAACATTGATAATTGGAGAATTAACGAACCAATTAATCTATCACAGATTTATGTTTTATTGGATGGTGTAAAGGGAGTTCAGACCGTACCAAGACCAGATTCAGAAGGTAATGGTGGGTTACAAATCTACAATAAATTTAATGGTAATTATTCACCAAATAAATACGATACTAAACTTGCAACAAAACAAGGTGTAATTTATCCACCTAAAGACCCATCTATATTTGAAGTAAAATATCCAAATATTGATATTAAAGGTAAAGTGGTTACTCAATCATTCTAATTGGAGATAGAAGATGATATATAGAATATACGGACAAAAAGATTCTACAATATACGAACAAGATGCACGAAGAGCACAAAATACAGGTGCTGATGAAATCTTAGAAGTAACCAAATTTTATGATGAAGATACAAGTGAAGTTCTTATTGGTAACAGTAGAATCTTAACTCAGTTTGATATAACATCTATTTCTGAATCAATTTCAAATGGTGATATATCTTCAAATTGTAAATTTTACTTAAATCTAACATCTACAGAACAAAACGAAGTTCAATCTGAATATCAATTAGATGTGTATCCTGTATCTCAAAGTTGGAGTGAAGGTATTGGGCAGTATTATTACTCACCAGTTGTAACAGATGGTGTTAGTTGGCAATACAGAAATGATTCATTATGGACAACAGGTTCATTCCAAAGTGGAACAACAGGTTCTTACATATTCAATGCAGGTGGTGGTACATGGTACACATCATCAGTAAACAATACATCATACTCACAAACATTCAACAAATACACAAATGATTTAAAAGTTGAAGTTACCCAATATGTAAAAGATTGGATGAGTGGTAGTAGAGATAATAATGGGTTTATTATCAAAAGACCTCAATCGCAAGAAAGTGGTTCAGTAAGATATGGGTCATCTAAATTCTTTTCAAATGAAACTCATACTATATATGTCCCAACTTTAGAAGTAAGATGGGATGATTCATCCTATCAAACAGGCTCATTATTAGAGTTAACAGATGATAATATTATAATTTACGATAAAAATTTATTAGCAGAATATAAAGAATTATCAAAAACAAGAATCAGAATAGTGGGTAGAGCTAGGTATCCACAAAGAACTTATGCAACTTCTTCTGCATATAATGAGATTAAATATCTTCCGCAAAATACTTATTATCAAGTAAGAGATGTTGAAACCAACTTAGTTATAGTTCCATTTGATACAACATACACAAAAGTAAGTTGTGATTCTACAGGAAACTATTTTGATTTTTGGTTCAATACACTTCAACCTGAAAGATTTTATCAATTTGAATTTAGAGTTGATAGAACTAATGGAAGAAGAGAATACTTTGATGGTTATGTATTTAAAGTGGTTAGATAATGGCAGAGAATCCTACAAACATAAAAGATAAAAACGAAAGAAGAGATGTAAGAAGAAATACATCTAATCAAATTGTGTCTTATACTCTACCAACTAATTCAGTAGAACAATATGGTTTGGTTAAATTACCTGCAATAAAAGAAGAACTTAATAGAGCTCAATTTGAACGACAAATTAACACAAATGTTACAGAATTTCAATTTAATATACCAGATACTAATTTAGAATTAATTTCACTTAACGATATATTCTTCCCACAAAAAGTGATTACAGATACACCATTTTTGTTAGAAGCATTAAGAGAAAAATATAATTCAAGATATACTCCTGATTTTAACTCTAACAATGGGTTGTATGAAATACCATCTGGGTATGATACTGATTTTTACCCAACAAAATTACCATTTGATAAGGTGATTACAGGACAATCACAAGATGTTGAAGCTGGTACATTCTTAATAACACAAGAATTAAAAGATGCAGGATATGATTTACTATTAACATATAGAGTTACAGCTGAATATAGAGGAACTGATCCCGATGGTAATGTGTTTATAACAATGTTTGATTTTGATAACTCTGATGGAATTCAATCACCCAAAGTACCATCATCCAATTCAAAATATGTAGATATAGGATATGTTGTGCAAAACATACCAACTCCTGGGGGTAGTGGTGATAACTTAACATTTAGACGTAGAGTTAATCAAGCGACATATAGAGTTACTAATTCTGAAATGAGAGTATTTGATAGGTGGCAAGTAAAGGCTATAGTTGAGTTTGCTAATACACAGATTATCGCAGATGGTTCATATTTTGATATTGAGGTGGTTGAACCAGGAACTAGCGGAACTTCAGCAACAAGTGGAACTTCAGGTACTTCAGGAACTTCAGGTACTTCAGGTACAAGCGGTACAAGTGGAGTCGATGGAACTAGCGGAACTTCAGGTACTTCAGGTACTTCAGCAACAAGTGGAACTTCAGGTACTTCAGGAACTTCAGGTACTTCAGGTACATCTGGAAGTTCAGGTTCAAGTGGAGAAGTAGGAGACAGAGGTGGACTACTATAATAGGATATTGAATGGCAATAGATAGATTTAATAATAAAAACATACTTACATCAGTAAAATCACCAATTGATGGAATACAGATATATTCTGATAATGATTTAGAAAAAATATCTGTAAACAATAGAATATTGTCTAAAAATGAATTAGAACCATTTCAAAACAGAATACCTGAAATTGAATTTCATATTTATTCTGGTGAAAATTTATTATTATCAAATAGAAAAGCTATTCAATTTGAAGATAATGTGGGAACTGATGATGAAGATTATAATATCTTATTA